ATAGCCAGGTAAATATTGCCCGGGGCGTGGAGGTCGGTGACGAAGTAGGCCTGGGTATTGAAACCAAGATATTTACCCACGGCGCGTATCTTCCCATAGATTGCGGGTTCCCCGTGCAGTGGGCTGGAGTAAGAATAGGTCGGCGCGTATGGCTGCCTAATGCATGGGTCAATCCTGGCGTGACGATCGGCAACAACGTTGTTGTGGCTGCGCGGTCATTGGTTAATAAGGATTTGCCCCCTGGTTGTTTCGCGGGGGGGATACCAGCGAAAGTTATTAAGGAAAATGAGTATCCAAGGAGAAGTGCAGCATGGGCACTGCTTGAAATTGAAGATGATAAATTGCGCTGCGGTAGGCAGGTTCTTGTTGGCGATACCGTATTTAATATCTCAGAAAGAACCATCATTGGCCCCGTTACGGAAGAAAGCGAGAAGGCGAAAAATCAGCTACGCCGAAACGGTATCCGGTTCAAGTATTACGCGAAAGATGGGGAGTACGTGCCATGGAACGTGTCTTAGCGATCGGCTCACACATCGACGATATTGAGATCGGCTGCGGCGGTACGCTGCTTAAACACCGTGACGCCGGCGACAAGATACTCCTTGCCGTCTTGAAATCCGACGAAGAGCTTACGGCACCGGCCCACATAAGAAGGTCGGAGCAACGGGCCTCTCTAAAGATACTAAAAGCGGAATCACGGCTCTTTAACGATAACGCGCATATTGAAAGCGTAGTGGACGAGCTGGATGATTATGAGCCGACGGGCCTCTATTTTCCTTTTGAATTAGACTATCATCAGGACCATCATCGTGCAACGGAGGTAGGCTTTGCGGTTTCGCGCAGAGTAGAAATAACGGTCTTGCGGTATTTGGTAACAACCTCACATTCGTACTTTCCGAATTATCTGAGCGTTATCAATATCAAAGAGAAAAAGGAATTGGTTTCAGTATTTGCGTCGCAAATGGAACGCCGGCCGAAGTTTATGGAGATAATGGAAGCTCAAAATCGGTTCTTTGGCTCGCTTATCCCTGGTGACGGTCATTATGCTGAGGGGTTTGTACTTCACCGGCTCGTTAAGTGGTGAGTTTAACACAAGAGGTATTTAGGAAAGTGCCTCCAATCTTAAAGAAAAGGAGGACCGGATATGACGGCAGGAACAATAGCAACGCTCAAAATGTTTGGGGAAGAAATTATGGCCGTAACGGCCGATACCCTCGGCAATCTCTACCTGGGCACTAATCAGGGCAATATTTACAAGTATTCGATATCGGGAGCTACCCTGACCAAGCTGTGCAATATCGGAGGTAATGTCATAGACATGGCGCTCTACGGCAATTACCTCTATCTCGGCGGCTCGGGTGGTAAGTTGCTCACCGTGACGATTTCTTAGGAGGTGCCCTATGGCGATCATGGGTGAGAAGAAGAAAAAAAAGCGGAAGAACGTCAATGCCGTAGAGCCCTACTCTGATGAAGAGTGGCGGGCCCGGGGGGATGCTGAGGCGCTTGCCCGTGCGGAAGCGGTGAAGTGTGACACCGAAAGGATGGCAGCGGCGAAGGCATGGGCGGCAAGGGAACTCGAAAAGAACAAGGCAGCACAGGCCGAGGCTCAAAAGTTAGTGGAGCTCGGTACTTCATAAATACGTTAAGGAGGACATAGGAAATGCCGGAAGAAATTAAAGAAGTACCCGATGTGTTACAGGACAAGGGCGTAAACCTTGATGATTGGAAAACGCTCGCCGGCGCCGGCTACACTGCCGACGAATTGAAGGACCTCTCAAAAGACGAGCTCGAGGGCATACTCGATTCGGCAAAGGGCGGCGACGATGAGGCCGCCGACAAATCTGACCTCACAGCGGAACAGCTCGCCGCAATCGCAGCGGGTGAGGAAACGCAAGAGCAGAAAGACCTCAAGGCGAAAACCGAGAAGGACGCTGCCGGCGCGAAAGCCCTGGAAGATGAAGCAACGGCAAAGGGAATTACCGTTGACCAGCTAAAGACGGAGAAGTCAGCGGCTACTGCAGCGCCAGCGGAAGGAACAATCACTGACGATGATCTTCTCGATTTCGAGCCGGTGATCAACGAGGCAGAGCTGCCGGCGGTTGATGTTGTATCGGACGAGATTAAGGCGAAATTCAAGGAACTTGATGAAAAGTTTGACGCCGGCGGGGTTGAACGGGCAGCGTATAACGAACAGCGCGACACGCTTAATCGCCAGGTCGTTATGGACAACATCAAGGCTCGTGACGCTGCAAAGGCAGACCTCGTATGGCGAAAAGAGCAAGTGTATTTCTTCACTGCCAGGCCCGAGTACCGCGGCGATAAAGGGGCAGACGGAAAGTTCGTCGGTAACTTGAAAAGTAAAACGCTCATGGGTGCACTGCGAGAAGCCGTTGCGTCAATCAGTAATGACCCCAAAACCGCCAATTTGGGCGGCATGGAAACGCTGATTGCGGCAGATAAGGCTGTCAAGGAGCTTTTGGGAATCAAGGCGCCGGCACCAGCAGCCCCAGCGGCCAAGGCGCCGGATAAGCCGGCCGCGAAACTTCCAGGGGATAAAACCCTGGGCGATATACCGGCGGCGGCGGCGAATGAAACGTCGGGAGCCTTTGCGGAGCTTGACAAGCTCTCCGGCGAGGCCTACGAGGATGCGCTGGCAAAGATGCCGGAACGGATGAGGAACGCATACCTGGATGATTCAAGGCCAGGACGAAGAGGGTAGAGCCATGGCGCTCATAAAAATTTTAAGAGTTGGGGATGAATTGATTTTTAACTTACACAATAAGTTGGAAACCGCAAAAACCATCTCCGTGATTTTGGTAGAAAAAGCGGGCAAAAGTCAAGTGGTGCTGAAAATTGCCGCGGATAGGTCCATTGACATTAAACACAGTAGACAAGTGGAAATGGGTAATCCAAAGCCATTTACAGGATAATAAAATAAACCCGACCCAGGACGGTCAATAAAAGAAGGAGGATTATCTTATGGCACAGACGATTATAGGTCTGAACGACGCCAAGGCCGTCAAGAGATATTCGGGTAATCTCGCGGTGGACGTCGGAAGGAAGGGTTATTTTACCCGGAAATACATGAGCAAGGGCGAAGTTCCTACGCGCCCGATTCAGCAGCTTACCGACCTCGAAGCAGATGCCGGTGAGCAGATCACGTACGACCTCTCCATGCAGCTCAGTATGCAGCCAATAGAAGGCGATAAAGAACTGCACGGCAAAGAGGAAAAATTGGAGTTCTTCTCTGACGTCGTTTATATCGATCAGATGCGCGGTGGCGCTAATTGCGGCGGTAGAATGACCAGGAAGAGAACGCTTCACGATCTCCGGAAGATCGCAAAAGCAAGGTCAACGGATTGGTGGGCCCGTGTATTTGACGAGCTTATCTTCATATACCTTTCCGGTGCCCGCGGTGTGGATACAGACAGGACATTCTTGTATCCGACGACCTACACGGGTTTTGCGAATAACGCGCTCTCCACTCCGGACGCTGCACACATTGTATACGGCGGTGCGGCAACATCTTCGGCCTCAATGGTGACAACGGACACCATGACCACTGCCCCGATCGACAAAGCTGTGGCCTATGCCGGCATGATGGGCGGCGGCGGTCCAGCGTACTCCGAAATACCGCAGATCCAGCGCTGCGACATTGACGGCGAAGAGATGTTCCTTTGCCTGATGAATGAATGGCAGGCATACAATCTACGTCGGAACACTACGACAAACGACTGGGCAGACATTCAGAAGGCGATCTCAACCGCTGTCGGCAGGGAAAGCGAGTTTATGAAGGGCGGCATGGGAATTTGGAATGGCGTCGTGCTACAGAAGCATCCCGCTGTAATCCAGTTTTCCACTTACGGTACGCCCGCAACGGTCGGCGCTGCCCGAGCCCTGTTCCTGGGGTTACAGGCCGGCGTTATCGCGTTCGGCTCCCCTGGCCAGGACCTACGGTTTGGCTGGTTCGAGGAAGGGCGCGACAATAACAACCAAGTGGTTATCTCAACTCACACGATTTGGGGCTTCAAGAAGGTAACCTTTAACGGAATCGATTTCGGCGTGGTCGTGATTGATACTGCCGCAACGAAACCATAATTCGCGGGGCACTTGGCCCCTCGATACAACATATTGAAAAGGAGGATAACGTTATGGCTTTAATACTTGCGCCTGATCTTTATACCAAACCCCCGCTCGCTCCTATACCTGGGGCAAGATGGGATATCAGAAATATGGCAATTACGGCAGCGCAGTTGGTGAACACCAACATCATGGCGATGATTCCGTTCCCTGCGCTTAGCAATGCGGTCGATTTTTTCCTGGAAACCAGCGCGCTGGATACCGGCAATACCATAACCCTGGCTGTCGGCATTTTAAACAGTTATTACAATCACCAAACAGCGTCGGCAGCGAACATCGGCGGCGGTTACACTGACGGCGGTGTGACTGTTGCCGGCCTGGATGCCAATGTCGTGCCCGCCCTTGTAGCTGGTTTGAACATGCTCACGGGCTCGACGATCGGTAGGGCTGGCGGCCGTGTCTTTGATTCGGTCCTGGCATATCTCCAGGCCCATGGAACAAGCAATTACTTCCGGATTATCGCCATTGGCATCACGGCGGCCGTTGGTAATGCACAGGCCGGCAATATAACGCTGGGCGTAGAGTTCGATTTCGGAAACGTCTAAGCGGGTTTGTGAAGTATATACAGAGATAGGGGGCTGAGAGGCCTCGGCCCCTTCTTTCTCTACAACGTAAAGGAGAAAGCACGATGCTTATAGAATGTCTTATACAACGAGAAGGACCCACTGATCAGCATATAGGTGGGGTGAGATACGTGTTCATGCCGCGGCCGGAGCTGACGGGCGGCGTGAAGAGAAACGGCAAAATAGAAGGCGGGGATACAAAGGCGAATGTTTGTGAGATACAGAAGGAAGAGATCGTCGAGTATCTTCTGAATACGGCGCACTTTAGACAGTACCTTCCCGCGGCCGAGCCGGAGCCGGTGAAGGGTAAGCGCGAGATTGACGAGGATTTTACAGGAGAGTAATCAATGTCCTACACAATGTCGGCATTGGCAATAGACATACTGCCGCGTGTTGGCCGGATGGTGACACAGAGCGGGCTTACGATTTACCAGGCTGCCACTTCGGTTCAGAGCCTTATCCATAAGGTGCTTTTAAGCCGTAAATCCGACCTGATTGCAACCGGTGACCTTTCGCTGATCATACCGGCAATGGGTTATTCTACTCCGCTGCCGAGCGATTTTGTGGCTCTGGCCGAAAAGCCGGAATCACAAGATATCTATACCGATTGGATGGCCGGCTCGGTCGTATCTTATAACTCCGTAACCGGCGCCCTGGTCGTGAACGTCAATCAGTGCAGCGGTTCGGACGTCCTCGCTTCATGGGATATCGCAACCGTCGCCGTGCCTGGAAGCTACGCCCAGGTTATCGGGTCCTCGCTTACATCACTTGCGGCGGGCCTGGGAGTAAAGACGCTTGCTGCAACGGCTGGCATGAGCCTGGCTGCCGGTGCGTATATTCTTATTGTTCCTACCGACATGCCGATAAACGATACGTATTACAGGGCGCGACGCATGCGGCCGCGCTATCTCAATGACGACGAACACGACGAATATTCATGGTGGCAGTGGTACGGGCTCTACGGAGATTCGAGCGAGCTGCCATGTCCAAGGCCAAATGCCTATAAAATAATCGGCACAACCATGTACGTGCGGCCCAAGGTAATTGTAAGTATTAAAATCACCGGCAGATATTTTATCAACATGTCGCCCTTTAGTCTACAGACTGACATAATCCCCTGGAATAGCTTTTTTGATGAGGTCTTTCGGGCAGGGGTCGTGAGGATATTGCTTAAAGGAATAGAAATCCCCGAGGCCGACAAAGACTTTGCGGCTTTTATACAACGGGAAGTGAGCACTATACTGAATGTGAGAATAAGTCTTTTGCCGGATACGCGGCGACTAAAGCGCGGCAACTACCTCTAAGGAGGGAGTATGCCTACCCTTGATGGTGGAAACGCAAGCGGGCTGCCATTCCCCGCCACCGGCCTTACCGTTGTTCAAACGATATTGCTCCTTGCGGGGCAGCAACTCCAAGACTTGGCAGCGCAGACATGGCCGCCAAGCTCATTAATCCCCTATCTCAACCTCGGCGTAAATGAGATAGTAACACTCAAACCCGAGGCCTATCCCGTAACTCTTGTCATGCCGCTGGTTGCCGGAGCGACGCAGACGCTTAACGACGACGCGATCGAGCTGCTTGATATGGTTTGCAACATGGGAACGGACGGAGCTACGCCTGGCCGCGCTATCTCAGTCATCGAAAGGCAGTCAATCGATTTTTTATTTCCGGATTGGCAAACCGCCGTGCCCGGCAGCGTCGTACAGTTCTACATGAAGGACGACCGCAATCCTAAATTCTTTTATACTTTCCCACCGATGGCGCCAGCCGCACAGATGCCGCAAGTGAAGCTCATTCAATCGGAAATACCGCCGGCAATAAACACACCGCTCGACGACTATCCGCTAGACGCTTCGTATGTGCCGGCTATAATAGATTACATTATCTTCCGGGCACTCGCAGAAAGCACTACCATACCGAACGCCATGGAGAAGGCAAAGATATTCATGGCCAAGTTCTATCAGGATATAGGCATCAAGACGAAGGCCGAAAAGGAAGTGAACGCGAAAGAAGCCGGAACAAAGGAAGGAGGCTGATATGTTAATTTCATTAAACAAGTTTGGCGGGATAATGCCGATTGTGCTTGACCCCGCTGCACTGCCGGACGGCAAGAGCCAGGAGGCCGAAGATTGCCGCGTCGACCAGGGCGGACTCACGTCATATCAGCAAGATTCGCTTGATAGCGCTCCGACGCTCACCGGCGCAATAGAAACGATCTTCCGGTATTACGACCTCAATACTGGCGGTTTATACTTCTTTGCATGGAACAGCGACGTTGACGCGGTAACCGCTCCGCAGCCTAATGATATATACTCGAGGGTATATTACACAGAGGGCGGGATTTTCAAGGTCACTGATTCAACATTATTTAATCAGGGCGGAACGAATTACCCGGAGGCCTTCAGGTACCCATCGCCGCCAGCTCCGCTTAATGCTTGCGTTGTGGCAGGCACTCCGTCCGGAAGCCCGCCGACTTCCGAAGAAACAAGGGCATACGTTTATACTTACGTGAACGGTTACGGCTCCGAGGGCCCGCCGTCGCCAGCATCAAACTTGCTCGACATTTACGATGGCAATCTGGTAGAGATTACCGGCATGGACATTGGCCCTGTCGACCCTGGGAGTCTTTACAATATTCTCTATAAGAATATTTACCGGACTAACCAAAACTCGACCGGCACGGCCGAGTATCAATTTGTGGACTTTATGGCCGTAGCTGCCGCGACATACAGCGATAGGATCGCCGACGCAAATCTCGGCGAGGTTTTACCGAGCCTTGAATGGGATGGCCCGCCTACAGGCATAGAAGGCCTGATCGCGCTGCCTAACGGAGTTCTCGCTGGCTTCACCGGCAATACTGTGTGTTTCTCTGTTCCTTATTATCCTCACGCCTGGCCGGTGAGCTGGCAACAGACCGCTGACCGGCCGGTTGTCGGCCTGGGTGCGTACGGTTCAACGGTCGTTGTGCTCACTGAGGGCCAGCCATATCTCACCGTCGGCAATGACCCGTCAAACATGGTCATGGAGAAAATGGACATTGGATTTTCCTGCATGTCGAAACGCGGCATTATTTATACGGGCGACCTTGTCGTTTACCCTTCTCCGGAAGGCCTTGTTGTGGTTGGTCCTCAGGTGCGCGAGGTTGTGACCCAAAAGATAATGACACGCGACCAGTGGATATTAAATTATAACCCCAGCACAATTTTTGCCTACTATTGGGAAGCAAAATACATCGGGTTTTACACTGCCAACGGATATACGGGCGCTTTCGTCTATGATTTCAAAACCGGCGAATTTTTGGATCTCGATGTATATGCGCTCGCGGGTTACTACGATAAGACGGTAGGATTACTCTTCCTGGTGATCGGCGGCAATATCGTCGCCTTCTGCAACAGCTCCGGCAGTACTCGGTCTTATAATTATTTATCAAAGCAATACAAATATCGGAAAACAGCCTTTACTTGCGGCAAGGCTCTCGCTGCGAGTTATCCGGTATATCTCGATATTATATACCCCGACATTCCGTTTACGATTGCCCTCACGGTAAACGATGATGAACCCTTCCGGTTTCCTGGGTTGCTCACCGAAACGATGAATTTGCGTCTTACGGGAACGGCAGGGGTTTATGGCGTATTCCTTGCGGGGGCTATTGAGGAGTTGCCATTATGAGCGGGTATGGTCTGCCGGTCATTCCGGCTATAAGAACTTTCGCTGATGCGGCCAATGCTCTCGCTAATTTGCGTGCCTACTTCAAAAACATTCAGGGCGACACGGCGATCGTCGGACCGCCAGGGGGTGCGGGGCCACAAGGCGGGACTGGACCGCCAGGGGGTGCGGGGCCACAAGGCGGGACTGGACCGCCAGGCCCTACTGGCCCACAAGGAGAATCGGCGGCAGATCTTGATGGCGGGGTGCCTGATTCGACGTACGGCGGTGTTAGCCCGCTTGATTGCGGAGGGGTTACGTAATGGTTATCCAGCTACAGCTACGCAGAGGCCCAGCGGCATTGTGGACGTCCGTAAACCCCATACTTGCCTCGGGCGAGCCAGGCACGGAAACAGATACCGGCAAATTTAAGGTCGGTGACGGGGTTACGAATTGGAGCTTGCTTTCGTATAGTTCCGGCACGATTGGCGTACAGGGTATCCCTGGGCTGGTAATCGAAGGTCCGGAAGGACAGCCAGGCGAGGACAGTTGGATACCAGGGCCCCCGGGGCCCCCAGGGCCGGTAGGGCCACAGGGGTTACCTGGCGGAACTGGCCCAAGTGGTGCGTATCCTCAAATTTGCCCCATCTC